ACTTGTCAAAAAACGGCGTTCTATGACCTCCGCTGAGCAGATTTGCACCGGCTACAACGAATCCGTGCTCGGTGGTGACATCGGTTCGGGCAGATGGATCTACGCAGCGGCGAGACGCTACGCGAAAGACCTGGCGCGCTCTGATCTTGTGATGGACTGGCCGGCGGTCGACAAACTAGCCGCGCACTACCGCGCTCTTGACCTTGTGGGCGCCGATTCCGGCAAGGCCTTCGAGCTTCACCCCTGGCAACTCTGGGCGCTCAGCCAGTTTTGGGGATGGAGATTCGCCGACGATGGCCTGCGACGCACGAAGATGGGGCTTCTTCAAGTCGCCAGGGGCAACGGTAAGACGACGCTAATGGCCGGCCTCGCGCTTTACGACCTGTTCAGTGGGCGGGGCAAGCGCGTCGACGTGCTTGCCAACAGTGAGCGGCAAGCGGAAATATGCATGGATACCGCGCGCTCAATGACCAGAGCGCTCGACCGCGAGGGCGTCAAACTTTCATGGAACTGCATCACAGTCACCGACGCCGACAGCGAAATGTCAGCGCGACCCGCGAAGGCCTCCAGTTTAGACGGCCTCAACCCCTCGCTGTGGATCGGCGACGAGGCTGCGGAGTACTCGGGCCGATGGCTGACGAAGCTAACGACCACCGGCGCAAAGCGCTCGGAGTCGCTTGGCATCTTGATTAGCACGCCTGGAGCCAACGACGACAGCATCTACGGCGAGTATCTCCGCAAGGGCGAGCGCGTTTTGAGCGGCGAAGAAGACGACGACGACTTCGCACCGATCATCTACGGCATCGACGCAGCCGACCAGCTCGACGACTCCGACCTATGGATCAAGGCGAATCCCGGCATGGCTCACGGTCAGCCGACGCTGAAATCGTTGAAGCGCAGCTGGAACACCATGAAGACGAGCCCGATGGGGCGTGGGGAGTTCTCCCGATACCACGCTGCGCGCACCAGTCAAGAGGGCGACTCGTGGCTGGACATGCTCCAGTATCCGACGACCGTGGTGGATACCACCAAACTCGAGGGCGCCGACGCATGGATTGGACTTGATCTCAGCAAGTCCTTCGACCTTACAGCGGTCGTTGTCGCGATCCCGCTCGATGATGGGCGCGTCGCGATCGAGGGACACTACTGGTGGCCTTCGGCGAACGTCGCGCAGCGCGAGCTCGACTACCGCATGCCTGTCCGGCAATGGGCTCACGATGGAAGGCTCACGCTTACCCCTGGCGCCGACATCGACTACGGGCAAGTCTCGCTGCGCATCATCGAGCTCACAAAGCGATTCAACGTGCGGGGTTGTGCCTTCGACCCGTGGGGATCTAAGTACCTCGTCGAGGAGTTAGAGGCGGCAGGTGTGGCCATGACCGCCATGCGGCAAGGCGTCGCACTCTCTCCAGGCTGCATGCTGTGGCAAAACCTTTGGCTGGGCAACAAGATCTCGGTGAACGATGACCCCATATTCAAGCAGGCGTGCCGTAACGCGATCGTGCGACGCGATCGAAATGGCAACATCGTCATGGACAAGGCGGTCACAACTAAGGTGATCGACCCACTGGTCGCAGCCGTCATGGCTGTGAATCTGTGGGGTGGTAAGCAGGCGTCGTGTTACGAGGAAAGTTAAGTTACGCGCAGGCTTAGATACTTGACAACAACTAACATCCGCGCGTGCTTAGGAAACTGCTCAGCAGGCTCTTCGTCGCACCTTACAGCGCGACCTACCTACCGTCTTACGGCGGTGGCTCTATTCCTATTCTCTCTCCGATGCAGTCGCTGCGGTTCACTCCGGTCTACCGCGCCGTCACTCTGATCGCATCGGACATCGCGCGCCTCGACACGAACATCAGCGCCTCGGGCGCCGACTCGCTATGGCGCGCGCCGTCTCACTCGATGAGCGCGTACGAGTTTCGCCGATCGATGACGCTCAAGGCGTTGATTTATGGCAACGCCTTCGCCGTGATCAATCGTTCACTCGGTGGCGAGCTTCTCGAATTGATCCCGCTCGAGAATGACGAGGTCACGCTTGATGTGCGCTCGATCCCGTACTACAAGACCTCGAGCTACGGCGACGTTCCGATCGAGTCGATGCTGCACATCCGTGCTCCAGGCACCAGTGGCCTGTGGGGCGATTCGCCAATCCGTCTCTGCTCGACCGCGATGAGCCTGATGGCTGCGCAAGAGTCGATGGCGCTCAACGCCTACGCCAACGCTGGCAACCCGAAGATCGCATTGGTGCATCCGAACGCGCTGAGCCTCGAGGCGCGACAGCGCATCATGGCCGACTACGCCGCGAAACACAGCGGCACATCGAACACCGGCGTACCGCTCGTGCTCGCTGAGGGCATGCGCATCGAGCGCATCTCGAGCACGCTCGATGACACAGGCCTTGCAGCTGCTCGATCATTCAGCGTGAGCGATGTCTCGCGCATCTACGGTGTGCCACTGTCTTACCTCGCTGAGAGCACAGGCTCAGCGTATGGATCGATGGAGTGGCTCTCGCGCATGTACGTCGACTCTTGCTTGTCGATGTGGCTCGAGGCTTGGCGCAGCGAAGTGTTGCTGAAACTCGCTACACCATTCGACACGATGTATTGGGATGTCGACGCACTGATTCGTCCAGGCGTCGCTGAGCACATGGCCGCGCTGCGCACTGGCGTAGAGGCGGGAATCATCACGCGCAACGAAGCGCGCGATCGTCTCGATCTCGAACCATTGGAAGGCCTTGACGAAATCATCGTGGCGCTCAACATGGGCACCGGCGGCGGCAAATCAAACATCGGTGATGACACATCATCAGGGAGTTCCAATGATTTCCCGCCGTGATTTCAATGGCGTATCAAAAGTCGAAGGTCGCACGTTGCGCGGAGTCGCTGCGGTGTATGGCCAGCCATCGCGACCGATCACCGAGCAGGGGCGCACCTTCACTGAGCGCATCGCGCCCGGTGCATTCGGCGCGTCGATCGAGCAGGACATCAAGCTCTACTACAATCACAACGCATCGATGCCGCTCGCGCGAACAAAGAGCGGCACGCTCGAGCTTGCCGACTCGCCGAGTGGCTTGCAGTACGAAGCGAGTCTGCCAGACACCACGCTCGGCAACGACGTGCGCGCGCTGCTCGAGCGCGGAGATCTCAGCGGCGAAATGTCGTTTGGGTTTTATGTCGTCGCCGACACATGGAACAAATCAAAAACCGAGCGCACAGTGAACAGCGCGCGCCTCGTCGAGATCAGTGTCGTTGTCGACGCTGCCTATCCGCAAACAACCTCGAGCCTACGTCATGTCGACGCAGGCATCACTGATGCCGTCGCTGCACGGCTCGAACTTCACATTCAAAGGATCTCAAATGTCTGAACCGATCGACGAGCTTTCATCAATCAACCACAAGTACCGCGCAGCGCTCACTGCGTATCAAGCGCGTACTGGCCTCGCACCTCAAACCGTGGACACGCGCGGCAGTGGCGAGGAAAAGGAAAAGTTTGCCCGCATGGATGCGGATATGAGCGCAACCGAGCTGCTCGCGCAGAACGCTGCGCTTGCGTCGCGCTTGTCAAAATTGGAATCGACCCCACAGTTTGAGCGCTCGAACAAAAAGGTCACCGGCCTCGGCAGCGACGAGTACGCTGAGCGCTACATGCACGCGCTTGCGCGCGGCGACATGCAGAGCTTCCGCGCAGTCACTGCGCTTGCGAACGATTCCAGCGGTGCTGCGGTACCGACTGATCTGGAACGTCGCATCGTGGAGAAGATGTACCAGAGCAACGTGCTGCGCCAGATCGCTGTCGTGAACACCATCGACAGCAAGCGAACGATCTCGGTGGAGTCTGCGCTGCCAACGACCACCAAAGTCGCAGAATCCGCAGCTGATCCAGGCACCGGCACCTCAGCCACGTTGTCGTATCCAACATTCGGCACGCAGATCAGCGTCAACTTCACGAAGTACGTCACGCCGGTCAAGATGAGCCAGGAGTTTATCGAGGATTCCATCGGCAGCGGTGGCATCGGTTCGGGCATGGAGTACGTCGCGCGCAAGTGCGCGATGTCGATGAGCCTGAAGCACGAGGAGCAATTCACCATCGGCGACGGCTCGGGAGATCCGCAAGGCATTGCGTTGAGCGGCTTGCTTTCGACCGTCACCGATATCGGTGCCGGTGTTGCGATCACAACTGTTGACGCAGACGACGTCATCAACTGCTGGCACGGTTGCCCTGTTGCCTATCGCAACTCCCCAAAGTTCCGTTGGCTGATTTCTGACACATTCCTTAAAGTGATCCGCAAGCTCAAGACCACCAACGGCGACTACATCTTTTCGCCGAACAACAGCGGCGTCGGTCAGAACGTTGTTGGTCTGCCTGGCACGATTTACGGCACGCCTTACTCGGTTGGCCAGTACATGCCAACTGCAACATTGAACGCAAACGTGTTCGCAGTCGTCGGCGATTTCAATTACTTTGAAATCTTCGATCGTACCGGCATTACCTCGATGATCGATCCGTACTCCGGAGCGCTATATGGTCAAACCACGCTCTACGTCTACTCGCGCACAGATTCGCGCGTGATGCAAAACGAAGCATTTTCCGCGATCACAGGCTGATCCAAACTCTTTTCTCCCTGCGCGCGCAGTGGGTGACCTCACTGCGCGCGTTTAATGTCCGTACCACTTTCGACCATTAAGTCAGCGTTGAAGATTGACTTTGACGATGACGACCGCGAACTTCTGCGCTTGCGCGAGGCGGCTGTGTCGTTGATCGAGCGCCGCACACAGATCGCGCTGACACCGACAACGGTCCCGCTCTATCTCAAGGAGTTCAGGGACACACTGATTCCTGCGCATCCATTCGTGAGCGTCACGTTGATCCTTTATCGCGATCAGCTCAATGATCCGCAGACTATGCCGATCTCCGACTACTGGCTCGATCTCACTGAGGGGACGATGCCAGTGATCCGATTCCTCCAGGTGCCTGTGCTCTATCCTGGCACGATGGCGACAGTGTTCTACCTGTGCGGATACACCGCGCTACCGAACGATCTGGTGCACGCGATCATCGCGCTTGTCGGTCACTGGTACAACAATCCCGAGGCTGCATCACCGATATCACTGTCGACTGTTCCCCTGTCGATGGGATTCATCTTGGACAACCTCAGCACGAGGAGTAACATCCGATGATCTCTGGTGGTCGTCTGCGATTTGTCGCGACGCAGTCGATCCCGAGCACGGCTCGTGATGATCTCGGCATGCGCACCGACACATGGACGACTGGCGGCACGATGCGCGTCGACTTGCGCAGCGACTCCGCGCAGGAGCAGTCATACGCCGATGGCGTCGCCGTCGTGCGAAACTTCGAAGTGCGCGCTCGGTGGGGCTCGGCGCAAAACATCTCGCTCAATGAAACGCATCGGCTCAGCGTCAACGGCCACACGCTCAAGATCCGCGCGATCCGAAACCTCGATGAGGCTGATCGTGTCGCGGTGATCGACTGCGAGAGTGTGACATGAGTATCGAGACTGCCACGCGCTCGATGCTCACCGCAGGCATCACATCGATCACCGACGCGCGCATCACGCACGGCTACCGCCTGCAAGATTCTGCGCTCCCTGCGGTCACGTTCGAGATCCAGAGCATCGAGACCATCAGCCTCGGCGCAGCTGCGACGCGCTCAGCATCAGTCGAGATCCGCGCGATCGCAGAAACCACGCTCGAGGCGCTCGATCTCATCGATGAGATCCGCGCGTCATGCGTCACTGGCACATGGGACTCGTACCCATTCGACGCAGTGCTGTGGCAAAACCACACAATCGATCCACCATCGGCTAGCGACGGCGACGAGGCTCAGCCCGTCGAAGCTGTTGCCACCATCAACATCTACTACAGGGAGTGACACATGGCAGCGATTTCAACGGCAGCGATGACAATCTCATACGGCGGCAACGCCATCACTGGCGTTGGCTCGATCTCAGTGAGCGCGACGCGCTCGCTGATTGAAATCACCGAGTTTGCTGACCAGCGCCAAAAGTTCATTTCAGGCAACGCGACAACCACTGCATCGATTGAGATTTTCTACGATCAAGCCGTTACGTCAGTCGCAGCATTTGAGAATGCGGTAAACGACGGCACCGCTGCGGTAGCCGTCGTGGTCACTCTGCACACTGGAGCGACCTACACCGGCAGCGGATACGCGACATCAATCAGCATTACGGGCTCGCCGAATGAGATCGTTCGCGCGACGCTTGAAATCCAGTTCGACGGAGCAGTCACAATCACATGAGCATCCGCGACGCGCTCACGCTTAAAGAAAAGCACTGCACGCTTAAGGATGGCACAGCGTTCACGCTGCGACGTCCTACCGCGCTCGACATGATTGAGGCCGTCGAGTTCAGCGCAGCAACGCCTGAGCGCATTAACGCATGGCTGGTGCTCATGCACCTCGTGGAGAATGGTGCACCAGTGTTCACGGAAATCGAGCAGGCGCTTGTCGCCGACGGTAACACCGTGATGCAAATCTCAGCAGCAGCGGAGGCGCTTTACAGCGAGGGGCGGGACTGACAAAGGCGTCGCGCGTGGTGCTGCGCGAGGCCATCAGGATGAGCAGCACCGATCTTGACCGCATGAGCGTCGTGCTCATCAACACCGCGCTTGATATCCCAGACTGGAGTGGCATCCGTGAGCAAATCAAGCAACTTCAGAATGCAAATGCGAATCGATCCAAAGGAGATCGAGGATCTGCGCCGCAAGATCATG